AGTTACTCAGCCAAAGCACCTTCAGGGTCCACACAAGTTTACATTGACAAAGCCACGATTTTCTTCAACGACTTTCTTAATCCTTCTGTGCAGAAACTACAAGCATTGGATCCAAAATTTGCAGCCTTGGAGAACCAACAGACTATTACACAGGCGCAGTATGATGCACTCAATAGTGAACGCGATGCCATCCGCAACAACTACAACGTGAATGGTCTTCCCAAAGCCAATGAATTGGTTGAAATCTACAACAACTTAGATGCCGAGGGACAAAAAACAATCCGAGCATCTGAGTTTAGTATAAACATTCTTACCCAAAAAATCCAAGCCGCTGCCGCATTCTCTGCTCAACAGAAAGAAAGATTGTATGCATTGAGTCAGAAAATTGAAGGGCGCGGTGCCAACGAATAAGCACCCATAAATACCACATGGCACAAACATTCATTGGATTCAACACACAAAATCAGTATAAAAAGTTCACTCTCACGGACTTTGCCTTGATCAAACGCGACCTCTTGAACGCATTCAACATACGGCAAGGCCAATTGCCCGGTCGTCCTGCGTATGGTACTGTGTTATGGGATTTCTTGTTTGAAAATCAATTGGAAGAATTACAAACCGGCATAGTGACTGAAGTACAACGTGTGGCCGGTGGAGATCCTCGAATCTACATCAGCGACACACAGGTGTTCCCACAACAAAATGGTATTCTAATACAGATTGAACTCACAGTGATACCCAGTGACAATGCTCAACGTTTGAGCATATTCTTTGACTTACAACAGCGTTCGGCCTCTTATGTATAAACTAAGCCGTTTTTAAAATCAATAAATAAACAATAGAGGCTCAGTATAATGGCAAAAACAACTAGACAAACAGCGATTTTTGGTGTACAGGATTGGAAACAGATCTATCAAACCTATCGCGAAGCAGACTTTCAAAGTTATGATTTTGAAACTCTACGCAAAAGTTTTGTTGATTATCTGCGCCTGTACTACCCAGAAACATTCAATGACTACATTGAATCATCAGAATACATTGCCTTGTTGGATGTTATCGCATTCATGGGGCAGGCACTGGCTTTCCGCACAGATTTAAACACTAGAGAAAACTACATTGACACAGCCGAACGTCGTGACTCGGTAGTACGCCTGGCAAACTTGGTCAGTTACACAGCCAAGCGCAACATTGCCGCACAAGGCTTACTAAAAGTATTTTCAGTCAACACCACAGAAAATGTTGTGGACTATCAAGGTGTAAATCTAGCAAACCTCACAGTGAATTGGGCAGATGCGACCAATCCTGATTGGCAAGAACAATTTACTGCAATTATCAACGCCAGTCTAGTGGACACTCAAAAAATTGGTCGTCCGGGCAACAAACAAACTTTACTAGGTGTGGTCACCAATGAGTATGGTATCAATCTAGTGCCGGGCTATTTGCCAGTGGTACCATACACAGCCACAGTGGATGGTGTGAACATGCCTTTTGAAGCAATGACTTCAACATCAGTGGGCAAAACTTATTTGTATGAGCCACCGCCACGAGCCAATGTGCCATTCAACATCTTGTTCCGTAACGACAGTTTGGGCTTTCAATCGGCCAACACTGGTTACTTCTTTATGTTCAAGCAAGGCGTGTTGCAAAATCAAGATTTTAACTTGGCAGAAAAAGTCAGCAACCGCACAGTGAATATCAATATTGAAGGGGTCAACAACGAAGACCGTTGGCTGTTTCAGTTAGACAATGTTGGCAATGTGAATCGTGAGTGGGCCTTCACTGAAAATATCTATTCAGCAGCCGCAGAACAGGTAGGTACAGATCTGCGCCCCATCTATTCAGTCACAAGCCGTACCAATGATCAGATCACCATGGTGTTTGGTGATGGCGTGTTCAGCGAAATACCAGTGGGTACATTCCGTGCGTATGTTCGCGCTTCAAATGGTTTACAATACATTATCAATCCTGCAGAAATGCAGAGCGTGACCATACCAATCAGTTATATCAGTCGTTCAGGCAATCTTGAAACACTCACATTCACTTGTGGTATCACGCAACCTGTTTCAAACAGTCAAGCACGTGAACCTATTGATGCTATCAAGCAACGTGCGCCTGCTCGTTATTACACACAGGACCGCATGGTCAACGGTGAAGACTACAATCTTTTTCCTTACACACAATACAATAGTATTGTAAAATCCAAGGCCCTGAATCGTGCCAGCATTGGCACAAGTCGTTACCTTGATCTAGTTGACAACACCGGCAAGTATTCCAGTACCAACACATTTGGCAGCGACGGCGGCCTCTGGGAAGAAAATATTCTTCCCACTATCTTGTTCTCGTGGACCAATCGCAACGAAATTGCAGACTTTGTTGGCAATCAAGTTCAGCCGGCCATTGGCGCGACCACAATGCGTCAATTCTATTATGAAAACTTTCCTAGAGTCACTGCCACAACATTGCCCGCATATGGCAACACCACATGGGTTCCCGGTGCAAGTTGGACTCAGAGCACCACGTTGGCCAACGAAACCACCGGATACTTTAAAAATGCAGTATACTCAGTACAATGGCCCACAGGCTCTCCCATCCCAGTGGGAACAACCACATCCACAGCATTCAAGTATGTGGCACTGGGCAGTTTGATAAAGTTTGTCCCACCCACTGGCTATTACTTTGACAAGAACAACAAACTACAACAAGGCACCCCCAGTGCCGCAGATCAAAAGTTAGAAATCTGGGCAAGCCCTATCAGCATTGTTGGTAGTGGCTACAACAACGGTCTTGGCAATTTGCCATCGGGTGCTGGTCCTGTAGCACTCAACAACTTTGTGCCTACTGGTGCCTTGGTTGACACTATCATTCCGCTATTTGTTACTGACCTGCCAGTGAGTATAGAACAAAGCATTGCCGAACAAATTTTGTTAAATCGCAGTTTTGGTCTTGGCTATGACAACAATGGTGACATCACTGGCAAACCTGATTCTTGGTACTTGATTTCCAGCACTAATCTAGCACAAGATTCTGCCTGGAGCCAACAGTATGCCGGCAACACAAGTGGTGCCAATCTGGATGCATCATGGTTGGTACAGTTTGTGGTGCAAAATCAAAACTACACAGCCACCTTTCGTGGCCTGGCATACTCATTTGGATCAGTGTTACAAACACGTTTCTTTTACTACAAGGGCGGACAGATTTATGACAGTCGTACTGGCACAGTGATCAAGGACTTTATCAATGTGCTGGCCGTAAACACTCGGCCAGATTCCACAGATCATCTGCCTGGCGATATCTATATGACCATCATTGGACAGCCGGTAGAAAGCGATGGCTATGTTGATGACTTTCAGGTCTTGGTAGGCTATAGAGACTCAGACAACGATGGCGTTCCTGACAATCCTGATTTCTTTAGTGAAATTGTAGCGCCCACAGTGAACTCAACACAAAAATACATTTTCTTGCAAAAGACTGTGGACTTTGACAACTTGCAACGTTACTTGTTGGTAGAACCAGGAATTGTAACAAGTGACTATGGTACCTATGATGAGATTGAACTTCAGAAATCCGCTTGGACTCCAGGCCAGATATTTTATGCCTACGAGCAGAATAAATTCTACCAATTGTCAGTGAGTTATACTGGTGTAAGAACACTAGTCGATGTTTCTGCAGAATGGATAGCCAGAGTTGGTCGCCAGGCCTTGTACTATCAATATCGTCACAATGCACCATTGACCACACGCATTGATCCGGGCACAACCAACATCATTGACTTGTATCTAGTGACATTGAGTTACTATACTGCTTATCAAAACTGGATTCGTGATACCACCGGCACGGTGCAAGAACCCGATGTGCCCACCATTGATGAGTTGTCAACTGAATACCAAGGCCTGCAAAACTACAAGATGTTGAGCGACAATATTATTATGAACTCAGTGATCTTCAAGCCCTTGTTTGGACAAAAAGCCGCACAGGAACTACGTGCCACAATCAAAGTGATTCGTGCTCAAGGAAGCACAGCCAGTACCAGTGAAATCAAAAGTAGTGTGGTTGCCTCCATGAACACCTACTTCTCAATTGACAAATGGAATTTTGGTGACACTTTTTACTTCTCAGAACTGGCTGCATACCTGCACAGAGAACTTGGAACAATTATCAGTTCGGTGGTCTTGGTACCACTCAACAGTCAAAAGTATTTTGGAGACTTGTACGAAATACGTTCGGCACCAAACGAAATATTTGTAAATGGTGCAACAATCAACAACATTGAAGTTATTGAAGCATTGACCAGTACCAACTTGCGTACCGCAGCCGGTAGCGGAGTAATTTAATGGCCAACACACGTAGCGTAGACTTTCTTCCTGAGATTTTTCAGACTGATGCCAACAAGCAATTCTTGGCTGCCACACTTGATCAACTGATTCAAGAGCCCAACTTTAAAAAGACTCAAGGATTCATTGGCCGCACAGTGGGTCCGGGTATCAACCCCAACGACAAGTATGTGATTGAACCCACAAAGACACGAGCCGATTATCAACTTGAACCAGCGGTGATCAGTCTTGTGCCAGATTCCGGCACCATCAAAAATGCAATCACCTACCCTGGGTTAAATGATGCTGTGGGATTTCAAGGTGGCAACAGTGGACGGCCTGATAGACTGTATTCAAGTGAATATTATACCTGGGATCCATTTGTTGACTTTGATGCATTTATAAACTTCAGTCAATACTACTGGATTCCTGGCGGCCTTGATGCGGTGGAAGTGGCATCAACAGGAATTGCTACCACAGAAAATTTTGTAGTCACTACCAAGAACGGTGCTTATAATTTTTCTGGAACCAATGGCAACAATCCGGTGATTGAATTGGTACGTGGCGGCAGTTACACCTTCCAGGTCTCTGATCAATTTTGGATACAATCCGCACCAGGCATCGCAGGCACCATACCTGCCACACCCAACATCAGCAGTAGAGATGTCTACGGCACAATCAATAATGGTGCTAGTTCTGGCACTGTGGTATTCAATGCGCCGGCCAAGGATGCACAAAGTTTTTATTACAATTTGAATAATATCGGAAGTGTTGATCTAGTAACCACTTTGCAATTTACTCAAATAAACAACCAACCGCTTACAGAATTTATTATAACCCACGGCGGCATAGATGGTACTACCAATTTAAATGGCCGTACACTAATATTTACTAATCCTATTACAGATACCGAAGAGGGCGGCTGGCAACGCACCAGTTTCTTTGATCCGTTGAGTACAGGTGCTGCCAACAATGGCCTGATTGGCAGTTACGATACCACAACATTCAGTCAAACAACAGACATACCACCGGAAGATAGATATCAAATCTGGACCATCTCCTATGTGGACAATGGGGGTGTCACTTATATCAATCTCAGTAAAACCGCAACCATTGCAAATCTTGATAAATTTACCATTATCTATGGTACTGTTTACAGCAACACTCAATGGTACAAAGATGCTGTTGGCACACTTGAACGAATTCCTTTGCTGACTGCTGTGCAAGATACCTTGTACTACCAGTCTGGAACCAATCCAGAAATTTTTGGTCGAATTCTGTTGGTTGAGCCAGGCAACAGCGGTACTCTTGATGTTGGCAGTATAATCGGCAGAGAAACATACACAAGTCCCAATGGTGTGGCATTCACCAACGGTCTAAAAGTAAAGTTCACTGGAGATATTGTGCCGGCCAGTTACGGATCAGGCACCAGCAGTTTTCAATGTACTGCAACTGAAGCAGGCACAAACTATATCACTTACTATGATGCCACACACTTATATGTGGGTCAACAAGTGGTGTTTTTAACACCTACACTGGGCGGATTGGTGGCCGGCAAAACTTACTATGTGAGATCAATTGCGGCCAACGGAATTAAATTCACAGTGAGCACAGTACTCAATGGCTCAGTGGTAGCCTTGCAAAACAGTACTGGCACAATGAATTCAGTTGCCATCAGCGATCATGAATATTATGTGAGAGATCGGA